GCAGGGAATACTGCCCCGAAGGTTTTGGCTAATTTTGAAGAACTTTTGGACGTAGAAGAAAAGGTAGCTAAAGGGGAAAGAATGTCTGAATGGGGGGACAATATTCTCCAAGTAAGTTCTGTCGTTCGTAAACTTGGGGGTGGGTGGGAGATAGTTGCTGGGGCAATGGATATAGCAGGTAATGCTATGAAGTTGTGGGCAGATCCTACAGCAACTATGTTTGAAAAAGTGGTAGGAAGCATTGGATTAGCTATAGAAGCTATTGGTCTCTTCGGCGATAAAGGAGATGAAGTACTTTCTGATATGGATGTGCTTATGGAGAAACTTGGAGATACTGTTGAGAAGTGGGCCGATGACGTTACAGATGCTATCTTAGAATTCGTCAAGACTGGAGAGTTTGCTTTTCGTGACTTTGTGAATATGATGCTTGAAGACCTTCTCCGGGTCATGATTCGCTATGCCGTCATTCAGCCCCTTCTTCTCTCTGCCAAAGGTAATGTATTCTCTGGAGGAGATGTAGTTCCCTTTGCCAGAGGGGGGGTAATCTCTCGTCCTGCTCTGTTCCCCATGAAGAGCGGTGGTATGGGAATGTTAGGAGAAGAAGGCCCTGAAGCCATCATGCCTTTGAAGCGGGGAAGCGGAGGAAAATTAGGGGTTCTTTCTACGGGTAGTTCTTCCATAGTCAATATCAATGATTACCGTTCCTCCGGGGGAGATATTGAGGTTCAAGAGAGTTTCTCTGAAGACGGTTCTCGTATCTTGGATATTTTTGTGCGGGACAGCGTAAAGAGAGGACTGGGAAGAGGACAATTCGATAGGGACTTTGCTTCCAGCTTTGGCCTGACAAGGAGGCCCGTCTAATGGCTACGTGGCCTGCAACCCTACCTCAAACCCAGCTTCTTGGGGCTACGGAGAATGCCAAGCCAAGCATCATTGACTTTGAGGTCTCCGCAGGGCCGTCTAAGAGGCGCAGGAGGAGCACCAAAGAGCGTGTCTTCCAGAATACCCCCATGGAATTCACAGGGGCTCAAATAGTCACGTTTGAGACCTTCTGGACCACTACCCTCAATGGAGGAATAGATTCCTTCACTTGGGAAGACCTCATGGAGGATACCTCTGCTACCGTTCGCTTTGTTCAGAAACCCAAGTTCAAGCTACGTCTGGCAGCCTCTGCTACCGGGTCAAGGCGCTATGATACGGAATTGAATTTGGAGGTCCTGTAATGCCACGAACAGGTCTCACATCTTCCTTTACGGAAGCCGCCCTAAATCGAGAGACTTCTTTCCTTGTCCTTCAGACAGCAGAGATTACTCATACAGATTTGGATCCTCCCCTTCGCTTTGTAAACAATGTTGAAGACATAAGCGTAAATGGGGTTGTTTATACAGCTGTAGGCTTTGACCTGGTTCTTCCTGAAGAAAAGGATGAGGGCTTCAGTAGGGCCAGCATCACTATCAATAATGCCGACCAGTGGTTTACTTCTACCCTGCGTTCTTTGAGCGGAGAGTTCAAGATTGAGATTGCCCTGGTATCTGCTACCGATGAATCCGCAGACCCTCCTGAGTTCAATGAAGTTGAAGTATCCTTCCTTCCCATGCGTATCCTGGATATTGAATATGATGCGATGAAAGTTGTTGGGAATCTTTCCTATGAGTCAGTAGCCGACAAACGGTTTCCTAATGATAGCTTTGATCCTTATAACTTCCCAGGACTTTTCTAATGAACGACTTGACATGGGTAAAGAAGTATATTGGGATTCCCTTTGAGTATCAAGGATCTTCCTTTGAAGGAGCAGATTGTTATGGTTTAGTTCATTTGGTATACAAGGAAGAATTTGGAATCAAGCTGCCTTCCTTTGTATACTCAAATAAGCCTACAGAAATGGAACTATGGACATTGTTTATGGAGGAAATTACAGGGTCTCGATGGACCCCTTCGTATGAAGCAAAACTGGGAAGCATTATCATCTTGAAGTTGAAAGGGCTTCCTATTCATTGCGGACTTGTCTTGGACCATACCAGAATGCTTCATACCATGGACTTTACCCATTCGTGCATCGAAGACTTTCATAGACCTCAGTGGAAAAATAGAGTGGAGACCTTCTTGGTCTACAAAAAGTTTCAGAAGCATGTTGACGACTTCAGACAAGATTAATGTTACCTTTTTCTCTGCTGTCTTTAAGGGCATCAAGAGAGAGGTGCAGGTTATTCCTGGAGGAACCATTGAAGAGATTCTTCATGGGTTCCAACTGAGGGAATCCCTTTGGTCTGGGGTGCGGGTATTTCTTGAAGGAGAGCATGTTCCTCGGAACTATTGGCCTTTAGTTCGACCCAAGGCAGGGGTAAATCTCAATTGTTCAATAGTTCCTTCCGGGGGAGGAGGTGGGGGAGGCCAGAAACTTGAGACCCTCCATCTTGCCATCCCCCTACTTGGGATGGTTGCTGGATTTGCTTTAGGGGGTCCTGTAGGGTCTACGATTGGCGGAATGTTGGGGATGTTCCTTGGGTCCCTCATTCCCTATCCAGAAGAGGATCCTGAAGATAGATCATATTCCGTTACTTCCGTTCAAAACCAAGCAAGGCGCTTGGAGGCGGTTCCTCGCATTTATGGAAAACTCCGTACCTATCCTCCCCTGGCGGCTAATGTCTACACGGAGAGTTGCGGTAAAGACCAGTATCTCAATGCCCTTTTCTGTGTTGGATATAAGCCCCTTCACCTGTCAGACTTTCGTTTAGGGGATACCCCAATAGAAGAGATTGAAGGGGTTCAGATTGAGATTGACGATGATTGGGACAATCCGGGGGCCATCCCTAATCATGTCTTATTCTCACGAGATGTATCTGAAGAAATCATTGACCAAGAAATCTTCTATGCTGCTGGATGGGAAGAAGAAGGCACGGGGCTCTCTGATGAAAACATTATCAAGAGGACTACGGAGAAGAAGACAACCCGCATTGGAATAGATTTCTCCTTTCCGAATGGTCTATGGCATCAAAGGAGCGATACCTACTTCGGAGACCGGGTAGACTTTCAAGTTCGGTATCGCCCTCATGGGGGAACTGGAGACGATAAAGTATGGTCTTACCTTCTGCCAAAGGACATGATTGATGTTTCTTCCGATGTAGGCCCCATTGGAGATGGCCCTATATTCAGCTTCATCCTTCGGATCCTGTTTAATATGGATTTGACTGTGGATTCTATGGGTGGTGTAGTGGAGGTAGACCGAACAATCTCTGCAAATATTCATGATGTTCTTGCTTCCAATTTGAGATTGGGGAAAGAACTGATTGACCAGATTCTTGCTGAAGATGATTTCACTGCTGCCCGAAAGACGAACCTTACCACGGCAAAGGTCACCCTTCAAGACGTTATTGATCTTTTGGGAACATCCGATAGATCGGATACCAATAACATTGCAAGCGACTTCAATGCCTATTCCACCTTTCAACTTAAGTTATCTCAACTCCTCATTGACTTGATTACTTTGGCAAGGTATCGCCAGCGGGGTTATGGACCTGAACTTACTTCTTTGACCCTTCGTCAAAGAATCCTTGTATGGCTTCGGAATGAAGAGTATTTATTTGGAAATGCCGAACCGGATGCTTTCATAATTACTGCGGAGAGAAACTACCAAGGGGCCTTCTGGTTCAATCTCTCCCAAGATGTTCCGGAGGGAGAATACGATGTAGAAATCCGTAGGCTAACCCCCAACACAGATGCCGCTGATGATGACCGAGAGACTACTTCTAATTTCTATGCCTTTCGCAGCTTTGTGGATAGCAATCCCATTAGCAAAGACATGAGAGAAAAGGTAGCCCTGGTAACCATACGGGTGAAGGCTTCGGATAGAATCTCAAGTGGCTCCTGTCATTTCAACTGCATTGCGGAGTCCCCTTTGATTTGGAACTACGGAGAAACAAATCTATGGAAAGAAACGGCCCTGACGGATGACTTAGGAAGAAACGTAAGTAAGAATCCTGCATGGATTTTCTGCGACATCCTTCGAGGAACGGCAAGTTATCGTCCCCTTGAATCCAATGATTATCTGGACTTGCCTCGCATTCAAGACTTTGCCTCCTTCTGCGATAGGAACAAATACTTCTTTAGTGGTGTCTTTGATAAGCAAGTGACTACCCAACAGGCCCTTCGGGATGTATGCCGGGTAGCCAAGGCTTCTCCCACCATTCGGGATGGGAAGTTTTCCGTAGTCATTGATGAACCGAAGACAACCCCCTATGCTGTACTTACTCCCAGAAACTCTAGAAACTTTTCTGTCCGAAAGGAAATGAAGCGGGCTACAGAAGCCCTTCGTATGACTTATCTAGATGCTGATGACGATTACAAACAAGCAACAATGATGGTCTATACTCTCGGATTTAGTCCAGATAATGCGGGAGAGAATGCGGAAGGAAAACCTTCTCCTA